ATGTTCAGACCTTTATCTCACTTCAGTGTTATTTCACAATTTATAGCTGAGATCTACGCTTCGACTCCGATCTCCCCGTCGCCCCGGCGACCCGCCGTGTGCGGGAGGTTACCCGTGATTTTGCTTCTGAAATCAAGTCATATCCCTATACCCAAAACCAACATTTACCGGTGGCGAACCTGCTTCCTGTGCTTCCTGTTAAACAGTCAATTGCATTATTGGTCAACAGGTAGCAACGAGGACATCTGTCCTTATGTTTTTTCTTCCGGACAGGATAATATGTCGCAGTTTTCACAGTCCTTGTTCTCCCTGGGGCATTGTTCCTTGGTTTTATTTTTTTCAGGTTTGTCTAACATGTTATTTTTGATATTATTATCTATCTTTGTTTTTTGTGAATCCATATGTCTCCTTAGTTATTCCCGGCTTTTCTGTTCATTGATTTCCGGGCGTTCGTTATTAACAATGGAATCGTTTCCCGGCAATTGATGTTTGGTATCCGGCTTTACATATCTGTCACCTCCCCATAAAAAAAATAAAAAGTCGAACCTTTTCAGGAAAAGGTATCCTTGAAAAGTCCGGCTTCAAATTATTTAAAAGAACGGCAGACTCGCTAAATTTATTCCGGAAAGGCAGGATCGATGGCTTTATTCTTAAGGATAACAGAATGTTTGTCAAGACCGGAAATATGCGTAAATAGAAATATATGCTCATAAATCCGACAGAATATATGATGACGCTGAGTAATTATAATTAAATGGGTAGCGAGCGTATTCCCCGTGGTCTTGACAAATGTCTTAGTAATTAAAGAAGGGATGTGGATGAAATATGAAATAATCACCCGTTAAGATTGGGTGAAACAAAATTTGATCTGTAAAGAAACATTGCATGTTCAATAAGATATACATATATAAAGAAATTTATAACTTAACACGAGGTTTGGGAAAAAGTAACACGAGGTTTGGGAAAAAAAGTGACAGATTTTGTCAATAAGGCTCATTTCAAGGCAATTTTATACCTTTTAGTGCTCTTTAAAATCACCCTTAAAAGTTCGTTATGAGGAGCTCGGTGACATGTTTCTTTTTATGAGCGCCACCTGTACTGTATGTGGTACCTACCTCTTCAATATTAAATGAGCGGAAGATCTCCCGCGTCTCTCTTCTGTTATTAATAGACAAAATAAACTTACCCTTTATCCTTTTAAGAATTGCATTTAATTCGTCAAAATCCTTCCGGATAAACACGTCGTTCCCATAATAGTTTTCACAACCATAGTAAGGTGGGTCAAGATAGAAAAAAGTATGAGATCTGTCAAAGCGTTCAATAAGTTGTTTGTAAGGTAGATTCTCGATATAAACACGTGCCAGCCTTACATGAGCAGCGGAAAGCTCTTCCTCTATTCTCATAAGGTTCAAGTTGGACCGTCTTACCGTGGATATTGAAAATGCTGGATTAACAATTCTACTTGCGAATCCATTTTTCAGTAAATAATAGAACCTTACAGCCCTCTGTATGTCTGTTAAACTCTCTGATGTTTCGATCTTAAAGCGTTCAAATTCGTCACGTGATATTAATATCCAGCGAAAATATCGGATAAATTCATCCAAGTGATGTTTCACTACCCGGTATAAGTTCACAAGGTCAACATTGATATCATTGATTATCTCCACCTTGGACTCCTCTTTTTTGAAGAGTAGCCAGGCTGCACCGGCAAATACTTCACAATAACAGGTATGTTTTGGTATTTTGGGAATGATTTTTTTGGTCAATAAGGATTTGCCACCCATCCAACTTAGAAAGCTGTTCATAGAGACGTACCTCCCTTGTTTTTTAAGGGATATACCTGATACACTTTATCCGCCCTGAGCGCAGGGTGCGGATGGTATCGGGTTATCCCGTCCTGTGTTTCAGCACAGGGTTTTGGGAGGTAATGTCTCCCAAGGCTACTGTCCGCCAAGTAAAAATAATGTCTCTCACGGGCACTCTGTCGGAGCAGGATATTCGTTCCACACTTTCCCGCTACACGGGACAAAATTAACACTCCATTTGCGAATGATATAGAACGAATTCTCATCTGAAACAACAAAAACTGAAGCCGGGTCACCGGGCACACGAACAAAATTGATAGGCTGGGCCGGATCCTTGACCAGCATGTCGATCGTTGTCTCCGGATCCGTATACAGATACATCCATTCAATACAGTCGGCTCCTCCAAGTTTTAAAAACTCGAGCGAAGGCGACAAAAAATAGACCTTTTCACCATTATATTCCTCAAAAACCAGACAGTCATTGATTCTCACAAAATGCGGCAGGTAATAAAAACCAACATTCTCGTTAGTAAAAAGAATGTCCTGGGTGCCATAATCAAGAGCGTATAATTTATAATCCGCCATTAAATAAATATAGTCCTTCTGATATGACGCATGCAGTCCAGCCCGGTTAATGAAATAAAAATCGGTGTACTCCTTTTCGCTCACAAACTCAAAACCAGTGGTATATTTGCGCAGCCACGTTGAATGGGGCTGATTAGACGAGACAGCAGTAAAAAGCCATATGTACTCGCCATCAGTAGAGTGGGCTACGTTCATAGCATGAGGGGCCCCTGTAAAAGACTCAATTTTTGCATGAGCGACATAATTATTATATAAGTCACGCTTTACAAGCAGATACTCATACACCGATCCAGTCCAGTATTTTTCATAATGATAAAGATGATCGCCTATCATAACTGCCTGGTAAGCGTTAAGACCGAGGTTTGGATACCCTGCGGGCTTATTCTGAACGGTAGGATACGAGGTAACAGCGCCGGTACCGGGGTCAAAGTGAGATACAATGCCACCGCTGTAAACGAGGACCACCTTGCCTATGGTTGCATTATAAAACAGGCTTTCTGCCGACGTTGGGTCAAGGGTTAACTCATTCTTGCCCACAAATTCAGATTTCACATACAGACAGGAAGGTACCTCTGCGGGCGGTACAACAATTTCTTCCTCTTCGACTTCAATTTTCTTGGGCTTCAATGCGAATATGCTCTTAAGATAGACCTCTTCGTTCGCTTTTTCGGGTAATTTCGTCAGCCCAAACCTATAACTCATACAGTGAAGGTCACCTCTGCATCTTCATAGCCCGATGCTGTTATGCCCGCCGTATATGTTCCCGGCTCAAGGTTGAACCTGACCTGGCCTTTGACATCTGTTATTTTCTTGACCCCGGATATTGTGACCTCGGCGCCCTCAACAGGCGGATATCCCTGCACGTCGGCGTATATCGTTATCGTCGCCACCCCATGCTCGTATGTAATCGTAACTCCGCCCGTGCCGGCATCCGAAGTCTGGGTAAGCGTGAGGAGCTCTGACATGTATAGCTTGCCGGTCGATTTCATCGACAACTGGTAATCTATCTCGATTCCATTCAGATTCTTTCTGGACACCAATCCGAGCGCGTTTTGATATCCGTTTTCCCCGAGGCCTGCAAGGTGTGAGATGCTCACGACATCGCCCACTTCAACGTAAAGGCTCCGCAGGTCATGTTTGAACGAGCATAAGATCTCGGGTATTGAGGATGTCATAAGAATAGCATCCGCTATCTTCTCTGCCTGACGGGCTTTCTGTATCATCTTCAGGTCGAATGACTTCCTTGCCTCTCCGTATACAAGCTTAGAAAGAGGATTATGTTTTGTGAGCGCCGATTTATACTTGCCCTCAGCAAAATCATACCCATAGCGGATTGTGACCTCGTTAACAAGCTGACCTGAGGTAATTATGAAATTCTCTATTTCCTCTTCCCTGAAAGCATACCTGATAAATATTTGAGCCGGGTCCTCCGCATCGAGGACGTACTGGCGTTCTATTAGGGCCTTTGTGTCAAGGATATAATCTCTCTCGAACCCGGGCTTCCCTTCAAGGATGTAGTCACGCTCGCCGTAAGATTGAACAAAGCCCCGCAAAACATAAAACCTCTCCGATTCCGCTCCGTCAAGCCCATGGACAATATAATCACGCTCAACAGGAGTCGCGCCGTCAAGTATATAGTCCCTTTCAGCTACAGCCATCTCAACCTCATTACGCTTTTCCCATCGCTGAGCACCCAGTGCGCATGGATATTCATTGCAAGATCATCCAGGAAACTTTTAATCGTTTTGATCTCATCGAGCACATCGGCAACTTTAATGTCCTCCCTCAAGCAGTCGGCATAGAACCGCGAGATCTCAGCAAGGTCTATAGAAGTCACGCAATACCCTTGAATGTTCAGGAATACATCCTTTATGAAATCGGCCGGGTTTTCTATCAGATCTCCTGTTTCAAGGTTTATCGCTCCCTTGCCGGAGATGGAAACTCTTTTGTCGTACTGCGGGTTGTCGAACACAACGCAAGCTATCGAATGGCCTGTCTCATCCTGATATGCCGCATAAGCCCTGAAACCGTAGGTCTTTGGCTCATCCTCAACAAAAACCTTCGAGATAATCTGCATTGGTTTATCGCTCACATGGAATATCTTTCCGTCCTTGTCAAGAGGGGTACACGACACCCTGCTTCCTGTCAGGTCTCCGTAGCAGATTTTAAGCACGGATATGTCCCTGGGGGTTTTGTATACTGATGTGGTCCTCAGGTTTAGCGTATCGAGAAGCATGAGCCTTCTGGTCCTTCCGGCCGGCAGGATTTCATAGGCATTGAGTATGTAACCACGCTCCGACTGGGGTCTTCCTGAAATGATATAGTCCCTGTCAAGAAGCTGTTTCCCTTCAAGGATATAATCTTTCTCTCCGTAAGATTCATCAACGCCGTGAATGAGGTAATAACGCTCGATGCTATCGCCGTCATATCCATGAATAACGTAATCTCTTTCAAAGGGAGTTTTGCCGTCGACAACATATATCCGCTCGGAGCCCTTGAAAATGTCAAAAAGGTATTCTGTTTCTTTCGGAGGGGCAAGGTTCCGGAGCATAAAGGGATACGACGTCTCCCTGCTGACGAGGTTCAATAGATCGAAGACGTAAGAGGTCTCCTTCGCCGGTAATGCGATATCGAAAATATAGGCTGTTTCCCGGGCTACAGCATTATAGATATCGAATGCGTAACTTGTCTCTTTCGCTATTGAATTGAACAGGTCAAAAGGATATGAGGTTTCGATTCCAACGGGAACGAAGCCAAGATCGAACTTGTAAACCATCTCTTTTGAAATAAAACCCCTGATATCGAAAAGATATGAAGTTTCCTTGGATACAGTGTTATATAGGTCGAAAAGATAAGACGTTTCCCTGGATATCGGACTGCGTATATCAAAAAGGTAGGAAGTCTCTCTGGATATAAGACCACGGATGTCAAACAGGTATTCCGTCTCTTTCGAGACAGTCCCCGCACCGGCTTCAGAGATCTGAAGGATTATACCTTTGACATATGCCATTTATTCCTTGAAGGTTATGACCATATCCTGGAATAATTCTGGAATAAACGCCTCTCCTGCATATGACACGGCATTCACGTCTGAATGAAAATCATTAATTATAAAATCAGCAAATTTCACCGCAGACACTACCGTGGAAGAGGCGATGTCATCTGTAAGTTTATGTCCTTCCATATATGCCATCTATGCATATCCCTCCCTAAAAGCTAAGTAATTTGAGGCTGTAAGTAATGCAACTCGGTATGCTTCATCAACAATGACATATGCTGAATCCGAGCTCGGTGTAGTTGCCCAGTTTGGGGACACCGTAAGTGATGTAGCATCGTTGTCCGTAATCTTCCTTACCTGACCAGCACCTGTTCCCGTTTTTATGACAACAGTTTTCCCTATCCATGCATCTGGTGTCCATGACTTGTCTGTATCTGTGAGTGTGTTCGTACCACCGGATTCTGCTGTCCCAGAGTCCCTCTCTGTTACCCCAACTACATCACCAGGCGTCAAAGTACCTACAGCAAGAATAAATTCATCACAATAAAAGGGTAAGCCATCTTGGAAAGAACCATTTTGCATATACCAAGGGGAGAGCAAATACATATCATTTCGTCTGGTATCTGGGTCTGCATTTGCAGGATTTACAAACTGACTATAAGTAGAAGGACAATATTGGTACGATGCAACATTACCACTACCTTCTTGTGGCCAAGGACAAGTCGGGCAAAAATAAGTGTTGTTGCAAGAACCAAATGTTGAGGGGATAACTCCTATCTGGGTATAATTTCCCTTCAAAGAAGTGTCCAGACTGTCAAGAGTCAGCGTGCCGCTTCCTATTGCTGTTACCTGAACCTGATACCTGTAGCCGACCAATCCAGTAGCAGCATCCAGACCAACGATTTGATAATTTTTACCTACTTCAAAACCATCAGTTGTGGAAACATTTATCGTAACACTTGAGCCTGAACCGGTATCGCTGGTAACATTGGCGACAACTGAGCTCCCTCTCTTCGGAAAATGCCCAAAATAGCTTATATAATACGTGGTGCTTATTTTTGTCCTAACAAACACCAAGTCTTTGTTTCCGTATATCCATAAAAGAAATCCAGTTTCAGACGTTTGAAGACTGAAAGAATAATTTGCATAACCTCCAGCACTTCCAGTGTGTGCAGTTGCATTCCAGCCCAAATAAGCAACAGCTTTGATATAGTTTGCGGTAGCCCAGTCTATCTTAATGTATTCATAGAGCCTGTCTGAATTCTCTCCATTGGACTTGTAGACTCGATAATTTGATGCGTCCATGTTGTCATGGAGTGTCCAGCCCATGGCAACCAATTGAGCAAACAACTCTGTTAAGGCAGCCGCTCTATCAGCACACGATTTTTCTACTGTTTCTTTCCAAGCCATTCTATTACCTCCAAAAAATTACGCTGTGTCTCCTTCGGATTTCGTCTTGCAGGTGTTGGCCTGCACAGAGCCGGCGGATGCAGGGACAACAAGCTTATACCACAACCCGAAGTTATTGCCGGCAGCTATATCGCCCTGCCTGAACCCTTCGTCCTTCGCATCTATATCCGTACCGGTTCTGAAACACGTGCAGAGCTTCCCGTTCGTTCCGATCGTGCCGCGAGTGGTACCACCGGAACCTTCCTTTATCGTCACCGTCCTGGATGCGTCAAGGCTCTGGACGCTGACCATATAGACCTTTGAATATGTGTTTGTCGAAAGGACCTCATTTGTGCCGTTAAGGGCAACCGTCTCGGATATCCTGTCGCCGCTTGAATCTTCCCCGACGATATCTACATTTCTCGTGTCAGCACCATCGCTTACCAGGGCTACCAGAGCAGCTGCAGAAAAAGCCATAAGCTCAGAAAGCTTCCCTTTGATGTCGTCCGCATGGTCAAGCCCCAGGGCAACGTGAAGCGCGCAGTTGGTAGGCTGCTGTGTGATCCACGTCTTTACCGCATACCATGCATCAGTAGCATTTGTGTTTTTCCGGAACGCTTTCCTGTGCTTTGTGACCCCGCTTTCTGCCTCCTCACCGGTGATGTCCGGGAAAAGGTTGTTGTCCTGTCCGCTTGTTATCTCGTTAGCAGAAATTGCCCCTCCGCAGCTATCGGTATCGTCCTCAACCGTGGACTTGTATTCCTTCAAGTCTGACGCTTGTATAGCCATTACAAAACCTCCTTTTCTATCCAATTCCTTCCGTCCGGAAGGACGTATTTGATTATTTTATGTTTCTCGTAAAGAGTGACGAGCTTCCACTTCTTTTCGACTATGCCTTTATCTTCCACCGACACACGGACATAAAAATCAAATCCCTTAACGCCATCCATCCTGCCCCTTTCTTTTACCGCATGGACCGTGCCGGCCCTGGTTTCAACCCAGAGGTCAATGATGTCCCGGCGATCCTTTACATTACGGAAAGGGCCGTGCTGTCTCCCCGAGATCTCCTTCCCGCACCTGAGTCTCGCATGCCAGCTATCGAGAGTGACCTTATGAAACATCGAACTCCAGCCTCGACCTGACAGCGGTTTTGAGTCCCTTCGATGTAGGGGAAAGGGAAACGCCCAGGTAAAAATAATGTATTGACGATGATGCCTGATCAGAGCATTTCAATGCGTTTGCGTTTCCCCCTATCCCTTTCGAGCTGTCCCATGCCCCGCCGTCGCCTGGAGTGTCCGATAACCTGTCTTTATTGATTGCCGATGCTGTCCGCTCAAAAGCGCAGGCTGTCACGCCCGTTGGCGGATTGGCAGGGTTAACGCCGTCATAGAAAAAGAATATGATATTGCTCAGTATCGTATTTTGAGCGTCGTCCTGATAGGATCTCCTCTCCGTGCAGTCGTTCTGCGCCACATACGCAGGGTCAAGCGTCACGGGGTCGTTGTCCATGAGCTTTACCTGGGTTTTAGAAACGTATTTGCAGTTTCTCATGTGGTCGGGAGTGCACAGGTCGGTCGTCATGCCGCTGTCCGTCTTGTGAGTCGAACCCTGAAACCCCCCGACCGATATCTTGTCCCCGAAGCTTGCGCCGCACTGAGCGATCTTGTTCGATTCGGCTATATCGATATTCCATCCTGTCCCGTCAAAGCCTTTTACTGTGTATATTTCAGCCATATAAACCTCCTATGCGTTTATGCTCATTGTTAATATTTCAGGCGTTAACTGCCAGTTATTTGATACAACCCCACGAAAAACAAGGACGTCCTGTTCTGCTATTGTCATATATACTTCAACGAGCTTGTTGTTCGGAAGCTCTTTTGCAAGCAGCCTCGAAATATAATATTCCCTGTTTTTCAGCGTGATCGTCGTGTTTGCGATCTCATAGCGACCCTCTGACATGCTCGTATTCAGCCCCCTGACATCAATAAGATAATCGTCCTGCGTGTATGTCTCTGGTTCCATGAAATAGACGATAACTTTATACAGGGGTTTCACCCCCTGTTCGATTGCCTTAAAACTGTCGAGATTGACTTTCAGCATTTACCTCACTCCGACAACCGGGAGCGTGAGGCTGTAAATCCTTTTGTCCTCGGGTGCGTTCAGGTCTATATCGCTTCCCGGTTCTATGTTGTCCGTATCAATGCGGGCCCTGATGCAGAGCTTGTCAGGATAATTGACATTTGCAAGGAAATAAAACGGCATATCGTTATTGCTCTTGAGATAATCAATCATCTCATCGAGCTTCACAAAGTCTGCATTTTGAATGAAAGAACTGTATTCGACCGTGAAGCCCCTCTTGAGGTGGCTGTAGAGACTGAACGGCTCTTTGGATTCCTGGTGTGCCAGTTGGTATCTCCTGAGAGGCCTGACCGAGTCTGCATCCAGGCTGAGCTGCATGACGCTGCCCAAAAAAACATATCCGACCTGGTGCTCGCCGCTTATGAGCAGGCGGTAATATTGAGCTGTAATTTCTGTTCCAAGATAGAGCTTGCATATGAGGTCCGTAACGGTTATTACCTCATCGTGTTCGAGAATACTGAAATCGGACTCGTTCGATGCCTGGAAGGTTATCGTGCCCGTAAGATCGTGCAGGTCGATAACCAGACAGTCTATCGTCACCTGAGAGGCAAAGGCAAAAACTATGTTCCCTGTGCCTTTATATCTCTGTGCCCAGGGCACAGCAAGATTGGACGCACGGTTTTCCTGAACGCAGAGGATCTCCCATTCGTCATTTTGTACGAAAGACGGGTTCACTCCGAACTCGAAACGAATCTGGAGGTTTGAATCGAATGCCTGTAATTGATCGGAGATCTGCTTAGCAGAGGACCAGGAGCCGCCGTCTTTCTTCCATATCCAGTGACCTCCCTCGACTGCAAACTCGAAAACGTCTCCCACCTGGAAGGGGATTATCCCGTCTTCAATAATGAACGAGAGATTCGGGTCCACATAGCTCTCCGGATTATTGCGGTTAAGCAAGTAATCCGGGAATGAATTTATCTCCCCCTTGACTCCCCACACATATGTATCGTCTCCGTCAACTCCGCCCGAGAGATATAGGTTCTGCTTTGCGATCGTCGGGAGATAAGTAATATCGCCTATCTGGTACGTCCTCTGAAGCTCACTCCCTCCGATTGTGACTATTATGGTATCGCCCTCTTTAAGCGCACCTCCGCATGGAGTCGAGATAAGGAAGGCAAACTCCTTCGTGTCGACGTATTCTTCACCCGAAACGACAGTCGAGTAATAAGGAGTATCGGTAAAAGCAGGCAGATAAGCCTTGCTGCCACGAACCTCCCAGTAATAGTCTCCTGTCTGGCCTTCGATGTAACAAGACGACCCTTTCGTGACACTATTTTTTTTTACGCCATAGGTCTTCTCGTATGTAAGCACGGCTTCGGTCACAGACTGATAGAGCGATGTGCTGTATGTCACTTCATCAAATCGGTAATACCGCGTATCGGCCTCAGAGTCGTAATAAGAAGACAAAGAACCGAAACTGAACGAATCAACGAGCTGCTTGTACTGGGAAACTATGCTTTCAAGCGTAGCGGTATCATCCTCAGGCAATGCCATAATCCTCTGGGCAAGCGTTTTGAAATTAGAAAGGTATTCTCTCGATGCCGACTTAGCCGTATTCAGCAAAGTATTCCACGGGTAGTTAGAAGTACCGGGCCTGCCTTCAGACGACTCGGAGTTCGCTGCCTGTTCGATCTTGATATCAAAGATAACCTCTGTCCAGTAGACCAGATCGGGTACAGTGTATGCCATTCCCATCTCACCTCCTTCCTCTTCAAGCCCTAAACATCTATCTGAAAACCTCACCGGCGGACATACGCAAGACGGCGGTTTTTTCTTGTATTCGATCTCCAGTTGCTGGGGTACCGAATTGATCCCGAGTTTCATGGCAAAGCATATTGCCGGAGGCGTCACATTCTGGTCGCGTGAGGCATATACAACTTCATGGCTCCAGTCTTCCTTGATCTTTATGTCCCAGTCCTCAGGGAACTTCTGCGGGATTGTAAAGCCCATATGGCCGAGATTTGCAGCAAGGCCGGTCTGGGCCTCCCCCAAATCGCCCGAGCTGCTGCCCTTGACAGTCCATACCTCCGCTCCCAGGTAGCTGTTGTCGATGCACTTGATCTCGACAAGCTCCGTCTTTGCATTATTATTGACCCATACTCCTGAGAGCTCCCCTGCGTATTCAGATGATTTCTCGCTCCTGTAGGGCGGCAGGAAGTATGCGTCCGTCTTTGTCGCAAATTCCCTAACCGCAGGGCTTGCGTAGTGCCTTGAGGTGTCTATCGAGGAATCAACAGGCTCTATTAGATTCGAGGAATCTTTCACCTTCTGCCAGAAATCTGCAATCGAAACAACGCCCAGGTATTCTTCCGTGGTCACCCCGTCAGTAACGGTTATTTTCCTGCCGCCGGTGACAAAGTAAACGCCGGACCCGGCTTTCACCTCATACCTGATTTCAGGTATGAAGTAGTATTTCCACCGGCCGGTTTCAAATTTCTTGTACTGGGTATAGATATGCAGCTCATCCTGACCGAATGAAACCCTGTGGGCGTCTGCCGGAATGATATCGCCCTGTATAACCTTCGTGTCGAAGTCCCATTCCTGTCCCTCGAGAGCTGTATCGCCTACTTTAAGGTCCTTGATTGTCGAGTAATCAGACAGCGTGAACTGCAGCATTGAGTCGTCTATGATGATGTAGATGGCATTACCTCCGGACCCTTCCAGTTTTGAGCGGAAACGCAGACCTTCTATCTCTACCTCTGCCTTTGTCGTATCCGTGCCTGTGGAAAGGCATAGGACGTTTATCTTCTGTGCCTGAAGGCCTGAAACAGACACCCCGCTCATTTTCCCTGTGCCGGCGCCGCGGAATACAGGCGCTGAGACAATAGGCACCTCGAGCGATGTATCGAGAATCCTGAGAAGGTATCTCGCATCAACCGAGCCGTCATACTGGCCGTAAAAACTGATATTGCCGTTACCCTTTTTGCTTATAGGATAAACAAGCGGCGGCTTCGCTGACGGGGAAACGCTTGCAGAGATCGCCGCATCAGGGATTTTGTTGTTTTTCTGATATATGTATGCCTGTTGACCGCTCATAACTCTATCCCCTTGAGTTTTAAATATTGCTCGAATCGAGGATAAAACACGTCACGGATGTACCTGTCCGTTGTCTCGATATCGAACGTCTTGATCTCGAAGATGGAATCCAGCTTCAATTCCCTTGAAACCTTCACTTCCACCTCGCCCGCAGTTCCCATGCCCGGCATCGTCATTCCCGTCAGCTCGGGGAAGAGTCCCTTTATGGTTTCCACAATACCTCCCGCTCCGCCTCCCCGCTTGCCCTTTTCTTCCCTTCTTTCTATATATGCGTCTTCCTCCCTTTCCATCTCTTCGAGAACCTTCTTTTTCTTTTCCTTGTAGAGCTCGTCAAGAAGGTTCATGGCCTGGTAGTATTCCTTCGTGTTCTTCAGCTCGTTGGCATATTTTTCCTCGAGCTGTTTCCTTTCCTGCTCGTACCACATTTCGAGCTCACCGAGCCTGTCGCCCCTGATCTGCATTAGCTGGACCCTGAGTCCGTCTATGTATTCCCTCAATGACTGCAAAAGCCCCTTGACGTAATTGATATAGCCTGTCACCCTTTCAGACCACTCATAGATGCTCGTTCCCACCATCTCGAGCATCCTGCGCCCGTACAGAGTTGCGTTCCAGAAGGTTTCGTAGCTTGCATATGTTGTGTTCTTCATGAACTGGTCTATCTGCTCCTGCACATCCCGGGCTGTTGTGGCGGCAGCTTCTTTCCATCCCCCGAAGTATTGCTTTACATCCTCCCAGGTGTCTGTCAGCATGCCCTTGACAGCGTCCTGGAGACGTTGCCTCCTGTTGTCGACGTAATCGATATAGGCATTGAGCGTATCCGTGGTTATCGCAAAGACCGCTTTCTGTTCTTCTTTTACAGCCTCGACCGTTTTCTCCGCTGCTTCCTTTGTTATCTTGACCTTTGCCTCTGCGATCTCCTGCTCTGACTGTATGACGGCCTTTTTATATTCGTTTTGGAGTTGCTCCTTATGAGCAACCGCTTCCTCGTAAGCTATGATGTCCTCTTCCGAAAGCTGCTCTTTCTTTGCGTTTGCAGCGGAGATCCTGCTTACGGCCTCTTCGGCAATACGGATTTCTTCTTCGTATGCCTTCCTGATGCGCTGAAGCTTGCGCTCGAGGTACTCCTCTTCTCTCATCTCTCCGCGCTGGACCGCAGCCTGCTCGATCGCATCCTGAAGGTCGAGGTTGCTCCTCAGTGTGCCGAGCCTGAGCTCCTGGAGCTTTTTCCAGTTGTCGAAGTCTTTCTGGTATTCCTCTTTAAGCCCCTCGGAGAGTTCCTGGCGGATGCTGATTTGTTCCTGTGCGGATTGCAGCTTGAGCTGCTTTATTTCCTCCTCGATTGCCTTTATCTTGTCGAGGTTCGCCTCAGGCTCTTTCTTCAGCTCCTCGAGTTCAATCCCCTTCAGGTAGATAATGCGGTTCACGTAGTCTTCCGAGCGTCTCTCACGGAACGTCAGATATTGATCGAGCGAGGTCTGGCCCTGCTTGTATTTCTGTTCTTCAAGGGCTATTTCGTAATCGATTGTGGCCTTGAGGGTGTCCGCCTCGAGCTTCATGATTTTCATGAACTGCTCGGAGCCGACTTTTACAGCCGCTATAAGTTCCTCATACGTCTTTTTCTGGTCTTCGGTAGCTTTTTCTACACGCCTGTACGCTTGTTCCTGCTCATCCCAGACGATTACGCCTTCTTCAACCGCTTTGTTGAAAGCCTTCCATTTCTGCTCGACGCTGCCGGTCGTGAATCCGAGTGCGGTAAGCCTCTGCTCGAGCTCAGCTTCGTTTCGCGCTTGTTCCTGCTGGGCCTGAGCCGTTCTTTCAGCCGCTTCTGCAAATTCCTCCTGTCTTTTTTTCCCCCAGATAAGATAATCGATTAACTTCCCGATTGCATAACCCGCTGCGATCGCAGCGCCCACAAGCCCGATGCCGATAGCGATCTTTAAAGCACCGGCGGAAGTTGCGGTAGATATCATTGAGGTCTTTAAATCTATTAACTTCGGTATTAATTTTACGATCGCATCCCTGAGGGCGAACATTTGGGCAACAAGCCCGGCGATCATACCAATGGGGCCCATGACCGCAATTTGGAATACCTTTAGATATACAATTGATTGAATGAGAGCAGGCAGGAAAGGGCCGAAGGTATCAAGCAGTTCTCCGATGACGCCTGCGAGAGTTGTAACCACTGAAATTACAGTATTTACAACGGTAGAAATCCTGTCACCCCAGGACTGGAGCTCGCCGGTTTTTTTCATTTCCTCGATCTTTTTTAAAAGCCCTTCAATCGTGGTTTTAAGCCTGTCGAAAATGCCTGTCTCCCCGAGCATTAAAACAAACTTTTCCCAGGCAACCTGGAGGTTTGAAATCAGCCCGTTCCATGAATTCATCATCTCAACGCCCGTGCCGCCGTACCATTCCTTGAGCTTGCCCATCATGGCATTGAGGCCCTCCGTGGCCGAGATGTTGCCGCTTTCGATGGCCTTTACCAGCTCCTCCATGCTCATGCCGAGTCCTTCTGCCATTGCCTTCATTGCAGTAGGGATCCGCTCGCCGAGCTGTTGTCTCAGTTCTTCCATCGAGATGACTCCCTTACCTGCCATTTGCTGAATTGCGACTGAAGCATTTTGGAGGTCTTGGTTGGATCCCCCGAAGGCTGAAATAGCGTCCATCAATGTTTCCAGTGAGCCTCTCATCGGATCAAGCCCGGCCACCTGGAGTTTCACGAATGCGTCTTTCATCGCATTAATGTTGAACGGAGCCTGTGTCGAGACTTGCAGGAGCCAGTCGAAAGCCTCAGCTGCTTTTTCTGTGGATCCCATGAGGCCGGCAAGCATGAGTTTGGTTTTCTCAGCGGATGCGCTGATATCTACGAACGAACGCGCTAAACCCGCTACGCCGACTACGGCGCCGATCTTCAGCATGGTGTTTTTGAATTCGTCTGCGGATCCGCGCAGGCGGTCGAGTGTCGCATTGTACTGTTTTGACGCATCCCTGAGGTTTTCCATTCCTCCACGGAGGCGGTTAACAGACTCGCTTGCGAGGTCCTTCGCTCTGAGGATCAATTCAACGATTTCAGATGCCATGTTTCTTTAGCTTTTTGCTTTTTTGTATAAAATCTTCTATCCCTTTCTCTTTCACCGGCTGAAGAGAATCGAGATGTTTTCTCACGTCTTTGCTGCTGCCCTGAGCTGAGATATGCATTGCCCACATGAGATTTTGCAGGTCTAATCTTTTGAGTTTGAGTGCGCTTTCGCCGAAGAGTCTGATTTGCCCGATTGTGTATCCTTTGATGTCCTGGAAGCTGTGCCCGGCGCTGACAAGGGTTTGAATTGTGTCTGCAAGAGTGAACTCAATATGTTTAGAAGATTTCGGAGATTTTTTTTTGCGCGTTCGTTGAGGTTCTGCTCGATGATGATATTCAGTATCTCCAGACCGTCTGCTATATCGATAGCGTCGAACCACTCACGGGGCCTGTCGAGCACGAACGCCATAATCCTGATCGTCTCTTCAGATGCGACCTCAAGGGTAACTTTCCAGTCCTCGATTTCTTCGAGCTTAAGCCCTGTTGACACAAGCTTTGAAAAGAGCTGTGACACAGACTCCATGAACTCGGGCAGCCTGCCGAAAGGAACGGGCCTGATTTCGACCCGTTCCTTCGTGCTGAGAGTAATGCGTTTGCCGGGAAGAAGCTTCTTTATCTCATCAGGCATTATGTTACATACCCTCGGTCAATTACTTCGTACAGACCGTCGTAGCTTGCATGGTCAAGGAATTCCATGTTGAACCCGAACTCCATCCAGTCGTCTCCGATAAGTGATATGTCTCCAGCGGGAATAAGCGATACATACCCTTTTACCTCCAGCTTGCGGCCGGAAGCGGGATTGCCGACAAACCAGACATGTCCTTTTACCGTGGTGGCCTTTGCAGCATTGGCCTGCTGGATTGTCGCAGCGCCCCATGTTCTTGTGACCTTCAATGCCTCCGCGTCGGTTATGCTACCAGTGCTCAGTGCCATCAGCAGGCCGGCATCCTTATCCAGCACATAGTCGGTCCCCTCGACATACGTGGTAGTCTCTGTTGAGTCTTTCACAACAACTGACGTAAGGTTCTTCTTGCCGAGGTCAATCCAGCGGTCGAGGTCAGCCGTGAAGTCCTGGGATGAGGCATCATTGCCTGACGTCTGTTCATTCGAGCTGCCTGAATCGGACATGATAAATCTCTTGATGTTTTCGATGTTCGGCTCATCGAGGGTGAACGCGCCGGTCGCGGTCTGCTTTACAACAACCTCAAGGTCTTTTTTCTGAAGACCCTCACGCGAACTTATATGCTCCTTTTTCTCGGTTGCGACGGTTATCTTAAAGTCCGGGCAGTTGCCGAGGTCCTCGAAACCCGGTTCACTGTAACCATCCGCCTTGAAAAGCAGCTTGCCCCTGCCTATGGTATAAGATTCTACGCCCATTACCTTTTACCTCCTTTTTATTGGACTAAATAATCCATATATTCATATGTCTGCTCATAAGCGCAGACGCCTGTGTCCAGGATGATCTCGAGTGATTCGCCGACCCATAACAGCACTCGCTTTTCATATCTCAGCCCGTTTAGCTTTTCACGCACTTTTTTGAGTATAGCCCTCACGTCGGAAGATGCCTCTGAACTGCTGCCCAAATGAAGACCGATCACGAATATTGAGAAGTTGACCTTCACTTTCGATTTCACGTCGTTCTGATTCACCTGTGCCTCAGGAGACGCACCTCCATAGACAGTAAGAGCCGCAGGCATCGGGATGATGTTCTCTTCAAGGATTTGTTCGATATTGCCCTGATAGCTGTCTGCATGTGCAAGGTCTGCAATCTCTCCCAGCGCCTCAAGAATTTTCTCTTCAAAAAGCTTGATATCGATCATCTGTATAAATCTCCGGCTTTACCTTTAAATGTAATTTGCAGCATCGGGTTGTTAACAAGAGTTGACGGGTAAGGGAAAGTTAGGTCTTCATTTGTTATATGAAAATTCTTATCAGGTAGGTCCTGCCACTGCCAATAGGGCAGCTCCGAACAGAACCATCTGTTTTCATCTTCGAGTTCCTTTATGCCTGTCGCAAAACCAAGCCAGGCCAAGTAGTCATATCCTTTACAAGTGCGCTGCTTTTCACGAAGCCACTGCATATGATCTCCTGCATATACCTGATCGACCAGGACATGCCGCAGCAGTACAATCTCGTGTCCTGAGTATTTCGAGATATGCTCATCGAGTATCCCTCCAATCGTAGGGTCGAAAATATCACCCAGGGAGTTTTTGAAGATAACGCAGTGAGTATATGGTGAAAGAGATCTCCAGGATATCAACCATGTGAGAGGATTCCACCACTTCCCTTTCAGAACGCCGATGTCGAGATGTCTGATGATATTCATATATTGATCCTTAATACGTCTCTTCTGTCTCCGGTCCATGTCCCTGTGTTGCAGTAAGCATTATCGCCTGGGATATATATCTCGTAATATTTATGCGTATGACCAATTACGAGCTTGTTGATCCCGCGTACTTTATGAATGAGATCGAGAGCCTTTTCTTCGTAAAAAGTTGACTGACTATATCTGCCTACACCCCTCAACTTATCTGCGAGATTGCTGAACCAGGCGTCAAGATCCCTGTGTATAACTTTCTCCAGCACACCGCCTATCTTTGCGACAGCGTTGCCGATGAATTTGTACCGGCTATTAAATATGTCGAATTGATGCCCATGCATGAACAGAATATCTTTCACAATATACGCATCGTAGACAGGGATACCAAGCAGCTCGCTGAGATTATCAGGATCGTGGTTGCCCTTTATGACGATAGCCTTATCTTTATGAGACAGTTCAAGAATTACATCTATTACTGTCTTATGCGCTCGGTATATCTCATACCATGTGCACTGTAGCCCCTCAATCCAATCTCCCAGTATAAGAAGAAAACCGTCGTCCTCCCTATCTATCCTGCGACAAAGGCCAAGAAGCTCTGTGTCGGCATAGAAATCATCTTTCGCTGTGCCGTCGCCCAGGTGCAGATCTGAAATAACGCAAACCTTCATTTCGATAAGAAACTTCCCTTCTTCCCTTCGAGCATCTCCTCCAGCTTTTTTATCTGTTCCTGCGATTCCTTCATTGAATCAATGATCTGCTCGATAACCTTCGTGTTCCCGTAGCTGAGCAGTTGAATCATTGATAGTAGTATCTGCCTCGATTCTGCGTCTGTATTCTGCCTGTAAAGGATAATGAGTGTGTGAATGAGCAGAGGATTAACCTGTTGCGGCAATCCCGTACCCGTGCCTGTCTGAGGAAGGACACCGAGCGTCTGCAAAATTGCAGGTAAAATAGGAATAAGTTGTAGCCAGTTAATCACCATTATTTCTTCACCTCACCCTCTTTGAAATAATCTCTCACAACGATACCGACGAGCATAATAATTGCCCCGATTATCTCAGCAAGGAATTTTTCATTTTTCGGACTTATCTCTGTGCTCACCAAAACAAACGACAGAGCGACCAGGCAGCCTACGAGCAGAATTGACAGTATCGCCCTTATCGACCTTCTCGGAAGCCAAAGGGCTTCGTCTTTATTGAGCAAGCTCATAATGTATCCCCTCCTTCTCCTTTATCCTTCCTTTAATTCAAAATGGCATAAATCGTCAAAAGTCTGATCAAAGATGTCAAAGTCTCCATCCCAATCTCCTCCCCATCTGATATGTATCCCCATCTGCCGCGCTGTGGCTATGACATAACCAGCAAAGAGATAAAACCTCGCCACAGTCTTGACATATCTTTTGGGGTCTTTATTCCTATCAGGCCAGATTACAGGGAATGGAGAAGCATCAACAGCCTCGGATGGTTGTTTGTTGTGTTTGCCATTTGGAAATTTCACCTTGCTTTTCCCCTGAGCGAAAGCCCTGTCCTGGTCTTCCTGATTGCGGTAGCCCACAAGGATAATACAATCGAAACCTTTTATAACCTCGTTGAATACCCTCTGGAGCCTCTCATCACAGGTACTTAACCTCGACTTTGATATATTGCTGTATTTTGGTATCAGCATTTCCTTCCCGGACCACTCTTAAATTTCAACGTAGAGCCTTTTAACTTCGTTTAATTTTTCATCAATTTCCCAAGAAAGGCATAGGTAGCAGTACCCCCCCCTAAGCCGATTCTGGGGCATCTGGTAAAGCCTTTTCTGCTGAAAAAAGCATTTTTTGAGGGCTTTTTCAGCCATTTTCAACCCTTTCGGGAAGTTTTTAAACCCGTTTAAACTGGCTCTGTAAGCCATTTTACATTTTTTCCAGCACGTCCTTTGAGAACGTCCTGTCGTCCACTGTTTTGTTCGTCTTATATGCCCCCGGGCCAGTTGCCGTATCGGGCGGATCGACTCCCAGAGTGATCTCGCCCTTCTGTACCTTGTCGAGCAGCTTGAGTTGGGCGTTATAGTTGTCCGTCATCTCCTTCGTAATCGTCTGCCGCTTCTTGCGGAGAAAGAGCCGGTAGATGGTGATCTCCTTTGCGATCGTCTGTATGAGTGTCGGGACAGGGCTGAGGGGTAGGGTGTACCTGCCCCTCAGGAACCCGTCTATCAAGTCTCCGGCTGCCGCGATGGCAGCATTAACCCTTTCCTCGTTGATAGCGCCCAGACGTTCATCATCCGTGAGCTGCTGGAGTTCGGTCTCGGAGATGTCCTTCTTCAGATCCTCAAGCGTGCAATAGGGCATCTGGCACCTATGTAACTATGGTGTCGTACCACAGGAAGCCGAGGTCTGCTCCTGTCTGGACGATATGGACTTTCTCTGCGACTTCATATACATCCTGGTGCTCTGCTGCCTCGCGCCAGGTTGTCGTCCGTCTTGACAAGCCCCCTGCCTCAAGAAATTTCGTTCTCGCCTGTATCCCTGCCATAGGGGTCTTCAGTCCCGGCGACGGCGGCACATAATAGATGAACGCGGCTCCTTTCCCTGCGTTTTTCTCCCATACGTTAACGGCGGTAAAGTCCGTGCCTGCTTTTGTCTCCTTCGCGGATGAGTAGATCGCTTCTCCGACAAGCACTTTCTCCAGATCGAACATGGCGGCGATGAGGTCTGTGCCGAGTATCCCGCGCTGGGTGTACTTGATCCTGTCAAGCAGCGCGTCGATCTTTTTGAGCGCATTGTACGTGCCGTGGTCCATCCACATGCGGTTGGGCTTTAAACCCGTGTTTGAACGGATCGTCTCTATCCGCGCAAGAACGTCTGTGATAAACGTATTCGTTGAATCGTTCGGAGCCCATAGGCCTGCCGCATCTTCTCCTGCAACGCCGGACCATGTGCCTTCAAGAATTATCGATGCCGTAAGCCTCTCTTTCTTGAGGTCTATCTTGTCCGCGCAAAATTCAAGCGCGTCCTGGTCGGGCTTGAGAGGCGGGGCATTTTTCCTTGACGCAGCGTCACGGTCTTCATCCGTGACTTCTTTTGCAAAGGCATATTCTTTTGTCGCAACGTCAATGTAATCTGTCGGGTACCCGCCGCGCTTGGCGCGTGAGGACGGCCCCCGCACGTCCGCCTCGTCCCTGAACCAGGCACCTTTTAAATACCGTGCGATTTTCGCCTCCGGATCGCAGTCCACAATCGGGAAAACCTCATCTGCGATGTAGCTTTTGTTGCGGTAGGCGATGCTGACGTTTGCCAGCGGACCCGCAACAAGCATTTCCTGAATATTCGGCTGTGGCATTTATTCCCTCCTTACGCTTTCACCGTCAACGGTGCAAGCAATATTGTTCCGAGTTCGTCTTCGTCTCCGCCTTCAAGCAGCACTCCCACCGGGTACTGGGTTATAACCGCTGCCTGTGCCTTGCCTGCGTCGGCTGCATCAACATACTCCATGCCTACGATCGCGTTGATCCCAAGCGTTGCCCCGAGCTGGATCTTCGAGATCCCTCCGCAGCCGATCGGCCTTACCACCGCCGCCTTGCCGTCAGCATCAGGGGCGTTCTGGAGTACTCCCAACGGTATGTCCGTTGCGGCGTTCGGCCTGCGCACCTTGCCTGACGTTGCGTCCTGCACAACGATGCGGTACTGGTCGTTGCTCAGGTCTTCATCCGCAGGCAATGAAATGTCCATTACTTTGTTTTCCCATGCCATGGTTATTTACCTCCTCTCAGTTCGTCGGCATATTCCTGGGCGAGTTCCGGGTTTTCTGCCTGGGCCTCCGCAAAGGCGGCGCCGTATGACATCTCTTTGTTTGCCTTCATCTTTTCTTTTGCCTTTGCGTCGAGCTTCTCTCCCGCATCTCCGCCTTGCTTGGACGCAGCCTTGCCCTTTGTTGCGACCTCCGAAAATTCGACTGCCTTCGGAAGGGTCTTCAGGAATGTTTTGAACGCATCTGAAGGGGCTTTCTTCACCTTGCTGTCTCCCTCGGCGAATTCGTACTCCTCGATTCCGGAGAGAATCTCCAGGAAGTCCATCACCGCAGGTTTCATCGCCGGGGTGATCTTCTCCTTCATCTCGTCGCTATCGCAGAATGCGGCGAACTCTGCCTTCCTGTTTTTTGCCCTTTCATCTGCGAGCTCCTTTTTAAGCCTCGCCATCTCCGCGTCCTTTGTTTTGTCCTTCTCGGAGAATTCGGAGATTTCCTTTTCCCGTTCTTTGAGCTTTGTTTCAAGCTCCTGGATTTTGTCCATGTCCTCCTCCTTTTCGGAAAATTTCCACTTCTCCTCATCGACCTCGATGCCGTGCCGCTTCGCGGCCTTGAGGATGCGACCTGTTATTTTCTTCACCTCCCCGGATGTGTATTGCTCTCTGTTTTTAGGCATGCCCCAGTAGCTGAGCGCAGCCTTCACATGGCCGGCATCAATGGGATAGCGGTAATTCACGGGGTCTGCAAATTCGTCATCGTCGATATCATCGTATTCAGACGGCTTCGTGACGTTGCCGCCTTCCTTGATCCCGATGCCGTATTCCTTTGATCGCGCCTGCTGCGCCTTCTTGCCTGGTGAGTCCTCCGCGAAAGATGACGGCGCCTCCGGTCCCCTTTGCAGGTCTTCAAGCTCCCACGCGCTGATTACCTTGTCTGCGATATCCGAGCCGAATTTCTCGATAATGAATTCTCTCAGCCTCTGGAAGATACGTCCTACAGCCGACATTTTTACGTCGCTGAATTCTATCGTTAATGCATCGTCCCCGGCGATGAACTCCACGGCCGGCAGTCCCTGCACCGCAGGCGGTGTGCCGCCCAAAAAGCCGATATGCCTCAGGGTAAAATCTTTCGGCCTGATTGAAATGGATATTTTTTTCCATAATCCTTCTTTGACCCATTCGGCGAATTCTTCGACTACCTGTTTCGGTTTGGCATAGAGTATCTCCCCCTCGCGCTTGAACTGGTCCGCCCAGCCATACGCCGGAGAGCTTACCTCCGGATGCCCGATAACGATAGGCACCTCCACGCCGCTATTCAGCTCTACGATCCTGTCGAGGTCATCTTTAGACCATTCCCTTTCCCGGCCTTTGCTGTCTTTATGCTTGCCGGTTCTGAATATCGCGAACCATTTCATACATAGGCCCTCCTTCCAATTCCCTGTAAGCTTATCTGTTTCTTTCTGTGGATGCTCCTGAACCGTTCAGGAGTATATAAAAACGTATGAATGTAAGATTGGAGATATTTTGAGAGGAGGGTATATGTTCGACCTTGCGATTAAGGATTTGATTCAGTTTATTGTGCAGGGAGGAGTCGCAATCGTGGTATTTATCATCTGGTATTTCACTTTCATTAAATCGAGCCGCCAGACGGACGATTTCCTCAAACAGTCTCTGTCTCAGAGCGGAGAGGCGTTCGACAAACTGACGAAAACGAACGAGCAGCTCCTCGGGTACCTGAGAGACGAACAGGAGTATAAGCTCCAGCTTACCGGCATGATAGACAGGATATCGATCAAGCTTGACACGCCCACGCAGTGCCCCATCCTTATGCACGGCAAAAAAATTAAACTCGAGGTGACGGAATGAGTATCGGCAAGGAAATCATTATTTTGAGGGCCCGCATTTCGGACAGCAAAAAACGCCTCTCCGATATAGATCTCCGGGCGGATTCCTACATCAGCATAATCCGCGACATCATAGACCCCTATGCGGGGGATTTCACTGATTTCGACATGGAACGCGCACTCGTGATCATGAACGATTTCTATAGGCTCTGGGAAGAGGCCAGGGAACTGAAAGCGAAGATCGTGCAGATGGAGAAAGATCTCAATGGCTAAGGCGGCAATATACCACGAAGAGGCGAAACGGCTTTTTGTTGTGGAGGGTTTCTCACTCGATGCAATTGTCGGCATGCTCGATAAGAAAGTATCGCGCAAGACGCTCTACAACTGGAAAACACAGGGCGAGTGGGAAGCAAAGCGCAGGGAGTATCTAAAACAGACGAAGGATCTGTACGAGGAGATCGTTGAGATAGCACGGCTCTGCGTAAAAGAAGCAAAGGCAAATCCTACCCCGCACAATATCTATGCGATGTCGAAAGCCATAGCCGCTCTCAAGCAATACCAGGGCGTGAAGGTTATAGAAGACGAGACCACACCTCAGGAGCGTAAAGAGCTTACGCAGGACGCGGTGAAAGAAATCGAGAGCAAGCTTGGGCTTGTATAACACTGTGAACCGTGACAAGTCCGAATCAAAATATTTCCTGCCGTATCAGCGCAGGTGGCTCTCAGACGAGAGCCCTGTCAAGTTATGGGAGAAATCCCGCCGCATAGGCGCCACATACGCACAGTCCTATGAAGATGTGCGTGATGTGCTTTCAAAAAAAATAGACGTCTGGTTTTCCTCTGCTGACGAGTCCGCAGCCAAAGAATATATTTTGTATGCTGAGAAATGGACACGGCTCTTCCATGCAGCTGCGCAATATCTCGGCGAAGTCGTAATCGATTCGGAGAAGAACATTAAGGGATTTGTGATTGAGTTCGCAAACGGCAAGCGTATTAATGCACTTTCTTCAAGCCCAAAGCGGTTTAGGTCCAAAGGCGGCAAGGTTATCCTTGACGAGTTCTCATGGCATGAAGATCAGGAAGGCATGTGGTCTGCTGCGCGGCCCGTCATAACGTGGGGCTTCCCCCTCAGGATCCTTTCGACACATAACGGGAAGAGCTGCCGCTATTACAAGTTTGTCGATGCGGTAAAAAAAGGGAAACTCAACTGGTCGCTGCATACTACGACAATCCAGCAAGCCGTTGAGGAAGGGCTTCTCGACAAAATACGCAGGCACAGGACAACGCAGGAGGAAAGAGATTCCTGGATTAAAGAGCAGCATGACGGCTGTTTTGACGAGAATACCTGGCTTCAGGAATATTGCTGCGTGCCGGTGGATGAAGCCACTGCGTTTCTCACCTATGAATTGATTTCCCGCTGCGAGCGCGACGGCCTGCTGACCGGGCTTGATCAGATTCAGGGAGATTTTTATGTCGGCATGGACATAGGGCGCAGGAAACACCTGTCGGTCATATTGGGCATAGAGCGTCTCGGTCATGTGCTGTTTACCAGGATATACAAGGTGCTTGAGAAGATGCCTTTCCGTCTCCAGAGGGAAGCTCTCTTTGAAGTGCTATCGCATAAGACTCTGCGGCGGGCATGCATCGACGCCACCGGCATTGGTATGCAGCTCGCCGAGGAAGCGCAGGAGAAGTTCGGCAGGTACCGTGTGGAGACGGTAACATTTACCGGACCGGTCAAGGAAGATCTCGCCTCGACGATGCTTCCGTATTTCGAGGACGTGAGCGTCTATGTACCGGATGACAGCGCGGTCCGTGAAGATCTGCATTCCATCAGGAAGATTACGACCGCTTCCGGAAATGTGCGCTTCGATGTCGGCAAAACCAACGAGGAAGAGCACGCAGACAGATTCTGGGCACTGGCGTTGGCAATTTACGCGGCTGCCGATAAATCGTCCGGCCCAATAATAATCACATCAAGGAAGCGGAGGGAATCGCACAGGACAATGATAGGATACGGAGAGATTCCCCGGCCATGAAACCCTGGAAATTCTGCCCGGTGACAAGGGAGATGTGCGAATACAGCATAGCGCAAAACCTCACCCCTTCGCACTGTACCTACGCGGGCGTATTGCGACATTTCAGTGATATGAAAGAATGTCCGAGAGAGGAGGAGGCGCAAAGTGTCAAAAGGCATATGGATTGATAAGAACACGTTTGTAAAGTTTTCGGACAAAACAACAAGCTCACTCAGCCGGGAAATTGCGACCAGGCAGCGGTCGATTGATTTCTATTCGCTCGGCATGTGTCTGCCGAACCCTGATCCTGTGCTCAAGAAAATAGGCAAGGACATCAAGGTATATACCGAAATGCTCTCTGACGGTCATCTTGGCGGATGCGTCACATCGAGGAAATCAGGAGTGAAATCGCTTGAGTGGGAGATAGACAGGGGGAAGGCGAAGTCTCGCCACGCAAAGTTCGTCACAGATGCATTTAAAGACTTGCCGGTCAAAGATATCATAGGCGAGATAATGAACGCGCCCCTATACGGTTACCAACCCCTCGAGGTGGTATGGAAGCGCACCAATAAAGCAATTATACCTGCGAGCATCACAGGCAAGCCGCAGCACTGGTTCGTCTTCAACGAAAATAATGAGCTGCGGCTGCTCACGAAAGACAACATTCTGTCCGGAGAGGAACTTCCCCCGAAGAAGTTCCTTCTCGCGCGGAACGAGCCAACGTATGAAAACCCCTATGGTTTCCCCGTGTTGTCGAGATGTTTCTGGCCGGTTACCTTCAAAAAAGGAGGCTATAAGTTCTGGGTAGTTTTTGCTGAAAAATACGGCATGCCGTTCATTTGGGGTAAGCTGCCGAGGGGGTTTGATCAAAAGGAGTATGACAACCTTGCGGACATCCTTGAAAATATGATTCAAGATGCCATAGCCGTTACCCCGGACGATGCAAGCATCCAACTGGTGGAAAGTCCGTTCAAAGCTTCATCGAGTGGCGTTTATCAGGAACTGGTACAGTCATGTAAAGCTGAAATATCTATTGCAATCCTCGGTCAAAATCTTTCCACTGAAGTGAAAGAAGGCTCATATGCAGCGGCCGAGAGCCACATGCAGGTAAGGGAAGACATAAGGGATGACGACGCGGGAATTGTGGAAGCCTGCATGAATACGCTTATTGAGTGGACACTGGATTATAATTTTGCAGAGAGATCCGAGCGGCCACAGTTTATCTTGTATGAAGAAGAAGACGTTGATAAAACCCTCGCCGAGCGGGATGAGATACTCACCAACGCCGGTGTGAAATTCACCAAGAAGTATTTCATAAAAGGCTATGGATTCGATGATGAAGATATAGAGTCGGTTACCGCCCGGCAGCCCTCTCCCGACCAGAGGGCGGAGTTTTCCGAAACCTTGCAGAAACTTTTTCCCGATCAGGCAGCGATAGATGATGCCGCCCGGGGCATCACCCCTGAACAGTTGCAGTCGCAGATCGAAGGCGTGCTTAAGCCTGTCATCGAACTTATCAATGAGGGCAATTCATACGATGAGATACTGGAAAAACTTATCGAGGCATTCCCTGATATGAATACAGATGCTGTCGAGAAGATGCTCTCCCGCGCGATCTTCGTGAGCGAATTGTGGGGCAGATTGAATGCCGCAAAATGACGTAGATCTTCTTTACGCAATCGACCTCACTCCTGAACAGGCAGTGAAGTACTTTCAATCAAAAGGCTATACCTTTTCGTGGGACTGGCACGACACCTGGCAGGAAGCACATTCAAAGGCGTTTACCGTTGCAAAGGCAATGCGCATGGACGTACTCGAGGATATCCGGGATATGGTCGACAAGGCAATCGGCGAAGGTATCACATTCGGGCAGTTTAAAAAAGAACTCATCCCTAAGTTGCAGGCTAAGGGATGGTGGGGAAAAGTCCTTGTCGGGGATGAAGAGGGCGCAAAGCTCGTACAGCTCGGCTCTGTAAGGCGGCTGCAGACAATATATCAGACAAATCTTCAGACGGCATATATGTCAGGGAGGTATGCGGAATTTATCGAGAATACCGAAGACCGTCCGTACTGGCAATACGTTGCTGTCATGGATTCCAGGACAAGGCCGGCTCATGCAGCGCTGCACGGCAAGGTCTTCCGGTATGACGATCCGTTCTGGGAGTCCTTTTATCCTCCCAACGGCTGGAACTGCCGCTGCCGTGTGAGGGCCCTGAGCAAACGGGATATGACCAAGCGGGGGCTGGACCTTTCGTCCTCGGAGGGAAATCTCTCAGCAGAGGAACGCCTCGTCTCCAAAAAGACAGGGGAGCTGCGGGATGTGACTGTCTATAGGGATCCGCGCACAGGACTGGAAATAGCGCCGGATGCAGGCTGGAGTTATAATCCGGGCAGGGCGGCATGGAATCCGGACCTCGACAAATATCCGTACGACGTTGCAAAAAAATACATCGAGGGCGCTATTACCGCCACCGCATACACAATGTTTTTTGAAGGCAAGCTAAAAGGAAACTTCCCCGTAGCAGTATTGGACGATGAAATCAAAGATGCGCTCGACTGCAAAAGCCGGGTAGTTAATCTTTCCGATAAGACGCTCAGGGAACATGTGGAAAGCCATCTGGACCTGACAATAGAGGACTACCGCAAGATCCCGAAGATAATCGACGAGGGAGAGATCTATCAGCAGGGTGACAGGCGGCTCGTATATTTATGGGATGATAACGTGCTGTACCGCCTTTCGTTAAAGACAACGGAGGACGGAAAAGAAAATTACTTTTTGAGCCTTTTTAAAACAACAGACGAAAAGGCCGAAAAACAGGTGCGGGCCAAATACAGGAAGATAAGGTAAGCAAGAGTGAGGATGGCGACCCCCATAGGCTCATCTCCGGATTTCCCCGGAGGCCCAGTCAGCCGGACCTCTTGCCTTAATTATAGTTTAGCATATCCCGTGAGGTTGTCAAGATGATCGAAATAGAAATCCGCCGTGACAAGGAGTTTAATAAGCTTTTAACCAGGCTTTTACTTCATTATAAGAACATGCGGCCCGCAATGGTGAAGATCGCAGGGGTCATGCACGATGCGGTTGAAGAAAACTTCGAGAAGGAAGGCCGACCGAAAAGATGGATCAGGCTAAAACCGTCCACGATTAAACAGCGGACGAGGGAAGGCAAGTGGCCGGGAAAGATTCTCCAGAAAAGCGCAGGCGGGCTTGCTGCATCTACAAGCAGGAGAGCAACCGCAGATTCGGCCGTTGTCGGTGCAAAAAAGAAATATGCGGCGATTCACCAGAGAGGTGGCAGGGCGGGGAAAGGACATAAGGCAAAAATTCCTGCACGGCCGTTTTTAAAGCTCACGGCAGAGGATATGGGCGTTATAAAGAAAACATTGATGGATTATTTAATGTCCGGGTATCGTTGAGTTTACAGTAGTTTATCTTGTCTTGTATCCTTATCGTCCGTGGAGCCCAGGGCTTCATAGACGAACCTCTCCGAGACCCCGAGCTTCACTGCCAGGGCCTTTGCATTTGATGCATCATCGTCCTTGTTAAAGTGCTTTCTGATATAGCGCTTCTTGATCTCGAAGAGGTTCTTTTCAGAGAGGTAAATCGTAATGCCTGGCAGGTTGTCCCAGAGCGAAAGCAGTGTTGCGATCCCGCAGTGCTGGTACACCAGCTTTGCATCTTTTTCAAGCAGGTCCTCGAAATCTATCTCGTGTATCCATTCCATTACCGTTTCAGTTTACTCCCGCAGACGGGGCAGTAATTGACGCACATAAATAATATACCTGCCTGAGGTATGTGCACGCTTTCAAGTTTCCTAAGGCGGGTGCAGCATGGACATCCATCCGATGAATCACGGGCATCAAGGATAACCCGCCGGTCTGACTCTGTAAAGTCCCTAATAACTGTCCAGTGCTCCGGATTAACGGGGACGACGAGGGGCTTCATTTGAGCTTTGACTCCAGATTGTCAAGCTCGATCCGGATTCCGGCAATGGCCGGTTCAAGCTCTTTCCTGACTTCCGCCTTCGCCAGTTTCCGGATTTGCGCAACGACATCGTGTAATCCGTCCGACGACTTCGAAGATGTCGTTTTAGAGGGCGCAGGCCCCCTGCCTCGATTCTCGTTTCTCGTCCCTCGTTCCTTTTTCATGCTCTTACCCCCCCCGAAATTTTTCTCCCTGGCCTTTCCGCCTCGGGGTGCTCCTGGAAATAATGCCTGTAGCAAAGGTGATCCTTCCATTGCTGCCTTGCACAACCATCCTTTATGCACTTCTTGTGTCCGCCTTTAAATTCCATCTTTTCATCTCCTTGTCCTGAAGAGCATTGTTGTATATGCTCCATCGGGCTGCTTTTGTTGTTTTTGTTATATTCTTCCTCGATCTTCGCATCTATTCTGCAAATTGCGCAAACCCCGCTCGGGTCATTGGTCTCCACAATGCCGCACTTACTGCATTTATTGCTCATTTCAGCTCCATTTTTGCCTGATGAAAAATATCTTCCAGCGATGTCCGCTGAAGCCGGGCAGCGCGGACGAGGATCCTGATGCCGCGATGCCGGAGGCTCCTTGTTGCATCAAAAATTTCTTCGGCCGACTCTGGAATAAAATAGCCATTTGAACTGCTGGCGATCAGGAAGTGATGCTCATTTACCAGGTGAGAGATCACCGACCGGATAAAGTCATATTCCAGTCCGGTCCACTCAGCGATCTGCTTCCCGGTCACCGCATTATCCCTCCCGCGGTACGGCCGTATCGCTTCCCATATACGATCTTCTTCAAAAGTCAGATCAGGCATTGTTTCCCCTCATGATGCCTTTCTGAATTTCACCCTCCGTTTTTCCTTAGTCTTGCTCTCGCCAATTTATTGTGCTTTTTCGGTCTCGTGCTGTGGTGACTACGCTTTAAATATAGTGTCCCGCCTGACACGCGGGAGTAACGCCTGCTTTGCTCCTTTTTTACTTTATTAAGTAACCCTATAAAAATTAAGAAAATATCAAATTTCATCCCGTTTCCTTGTTTTTCCCAAACAGCCAGGAAAATAATGCCCTAAAATAATTTCCCTCATAAACAAAGAACCAGCCATTGAATGGCAGTAATGTTATGAGAAAAGAGAATCTTCCCCAAAGGGTATTGCATTCCATATTCGTGCAAAACTTCGCCGGAATCGCGGCATAGATTACCTTGATTCCCTTAGCTCCGCATGCAGGGCATTTTATTTTGTTTCGATTACCGGCCAGTCCCATTGCCTACGCTCCCGCCCACGCGATACGGATGTAAAAACCAATGTGGTACGCAGTGGCGGAGGACTATCTAATGTCCCGTCCAAAAATACCTGTAAATTGACACAGCTCTTATCCCATACATGCGTGATAATCGCAGGTCTGATATCCCCATCATCATGTTTGTAGTGCACAATCCTTCCAATTGTTGGCGACATGCTATCCCTCCTTGGTTTATTTTTCGACGATTTCACCATACATCTTTCGCAAATGCCGCTATACCCGACATCTCCGATCTCCCCACATTCCTGACAACGTGTGTTATGCACTATCGCACCGTCTCCTCAAAGAATCAGTCTTAATGGTATTGCCTCGACCTCTACACTCGGCGGGCGATGCTCCTGCAATTCCCGCTCGAATTCGGAGGCATCTTGGTCATGGGAAACAGCAATCCGGGTGATATAACAATGCACAGGGATTCCGCTTTCCGTTTTCCCCTCCCATATCCGCGCTGGGACTCCGTTTAAATGTACGATTTTTCTCGTGCTCTCAATCTTAATTTTCATGCCGCCTCCTGCGCCTCGTTCGCTTCGTCTTCCTTGAGCAATGCATCAACGAGCTTGTCGATATCCGATGACGTATCCTTGATGACCACGGCCTCGCCGGATTCCGTAGCCTCTACGCCGATCTTCTTCAGCTCTCCTACAGACAGATCGGCAAGCGCCTTTTTCTTCGGCGTTTCTTTGACCTTCACGTATATTTCCCACGTGTCCGGATAGTGCTTTTTGATGAGCTTTACGACCAGGCTGTCGTCGTCCCACTCGATCTTGCCCTTCTGCTTCTGGAAACCCACCTTGACGCCGTGGATGACGATCATTTTCGGTTTCTGGAAATGCTCAGGGCTTTCCTCGATAGCAGCCTTTAGCGCCGCATGCCGTTCGGTTATACCTGCAACGGTCTTTTTGATGCGGACGAGGTACCGGCGCTTTGCGGTCTCGATCTCGTCCTGCATATCCTGCATTATGGATCTGAGGGACTCACGCCCTTCAGCATACTTCCCGGTAAGTTTTTCAATTTCTGCCAATGTAGCCATTCGCTTTCACCTCCCTGCCTTTCCTGCCCGCTCCCTCGCTTTTTCATAAATTACATTGGTGACCGTATCTATGGTCGGTATCCACGTGCAGAGCCTATGGCTGTGCGGGCTGCCGCATGCCGGGCATGACAGCATCTGCACTTTCTGGTCGAGGAACTCTACGATTTCGAGTTCAAAGACTTCATCGCAATTCAGGCATATCATTGCGTCTTTAAGTTTCATGCTGCACCTCCCCTGAAATTCCGGCAGGTCCTGCATATATCGGGCTGTCGTTCCTGCCTTACAATGCAGACGTCCTGCGATATCTGTTGTTCACCGGCGGCACACCAGAGATAACCGTTCGCCGGTTGGTTATGCTGCGTGTTTTCCGGCACCCGCAGTCTCCCCTTCTTCCGTTTCAATGTCTTTCCTGACCTTTTTTTGTGGACCATACATTCTCCTTTTCACCTTCATCTCGCGGAGCGCGCGGATGATTTTTCTTGCATGAACGGACGAGATGTCCTCCATCTCGGTAATCCCCGCGATCCTGAAAATAAATTTCCGTTTTGCACATTGCCTTGCATCCTGCCTGTGTGTGTAAGAGATATCCTTCCACATTGCCTCTATCATGCGCAGCTGCGCCGGTGAAGCCATACCCTGTCGGTCCTTCAGGTATTCATAGCGCATCTTGCCGCGCTTGGAGTACTGCGACCAGACGCCTGCGTCTATGGCCATCTCCTCGAGCCTTCTGATCAGGTCCTGTGCCTCAGCACATGTGAGGTCAACTGAGGTTGTTACCCAGTAATCAGAAAGCATCAGTCTGTACTGTCCGTCATCGAGTTTTAACCGGGTTTTCAATGTGTGGATTTTTACTATCTGTTTTCGTGTAACTTCATTGCAGTTCATTAGGTATTCCTTATCCCGCATCCGAGACATGATTTGTAAAGCCGCAGCGTTTCCGGGTTCCCGGCCTTCATGCCGATCAGCTTGGCTTTCCTGAAATTCTCAGCGCATTCAAGCGGGGTTATAATCCCTTTAACGGGGCATTCGACCATGCCGTTTTTCCCGTAGATTTTTTTAACCCGCCCTTCGATCTTTACAGTCGATGCGGAATACTTACCCTGGACAACAAGATCGACGGAGCTCCTTGAAATGCCCAGCTCCCGCGCTACGGTCTTCGGTCCCTTCATTTCCACCTGACGCTTTAGAATTTCAATCCACATGACGCCCTCCGCTTCGGGGCTTTTTAGCCTGCAAGCTCTCAGGTTTGTCAGACGGTTTTGCTTCATCAATGTTCGGGTCATATAGACACCTGCACGGCACCGGCGCCCGGGGCCCGGTGTTCCGGATGAGCCGCCAGACAACCTTTTTCCGTCCGTTTGCCTCTGTCCGTTTGCCTGCCTGCCTGATATACCCCGCGTGGTAGAGATGAAAAAGATATGTGGACGCTTTTTCTTCGGAAATCGTTGCAACTTCGTCAAATGTAAACTCTATCAAGCCGCGGATTACTTTCCATATTTTTTCTCTGACATTTGACTGGCTGCCCTTTTGCAGGATCACCGTCATTTCTTCGCCCCTTGTAAATGCGCTAAGGTGACCTCTTTCAGCGAACCTGCCCTTGCTATTGCTTCTGCTTTGTAAAGTTGAACTACTACGCGGCGGAAGCGGTTTGCCTTACTGTGTATGTATGAAATTGCATCATCAGACAGCTTGACCTCGCACATCTGTTCGGCAATTATCTTTACGTCACCCAGGGTGAGGAAGGTAAATTTAACGATCTCGCTGAAACGGTCGTACAGATGCTTGAACCGGGCGAGCTTTTTATCAGCCATGTCCATGCCTATAAATATGACCGGCGTCCCCGTTGTATCATGAAGGTCACGCAGGGTTTCGATTACTCGTGCATCGTGTGCAAGATAATCCGCTTCGTCCACAAAGAGAGCGCGAGGGTGTTCCAGCAACTGGTCTACTGCCTGCCGGAAGAGCGTCGACGTCCTGGATCCCGGGGCCTCGCCCAGCTCTGCGACAATCTCCTCGAGCAGCCAGCGGCCAGTCATTAATTTCTTTGTGCGTATGAAAACGCCGTCGTTTGCCGCCTGCCACCAGAGGCAGGTGCGCGTTTTCCCGAGTCCCGGCTCGCCGAAGACGAGCGCCATACCGGGAAGTTCCAGGGGGCGGGCTTGCAGCTTGCTCATTGCGGTCGTGAAATTATGCACATTCGAGGTCTTTGCAAAAACTTTTCTCACGTGGTACAATCCTCCTATCGCGCAAGGCTTTGGGCCGCATTATGCGGCCCTTTTTTATGTGTCTAATTACCTCCTTTCTTCATATTCGTAGAGCATTCTGTATTCATTGGTCTTCCTGTACTCTTCGATCCATTTCAGGTCGTCTTCCGTCAAGGTACCCTGCTTAATAAGCCAATCGTATCTCTCGTACATCTCTCTGAAAAACGGCATGGTTTGCCGTTTTTCAGATGCCTCTGCGCTTTGGCTGCTTATACTATTAGCAGAAAAAGTTGGAATGCATTCCTCAGGGATATGCTCCTCGACCGGCGGGAGTGATACGTCATCCTTTCTAAGCTTTTCGATCACCCGGGGCGATACCTCGGCGATTCGCTGCCAGGGCAGCGCAGTGTCTACAGCCTTCTTGCCCTGCGAGCATAATTGCAAGGTGTCCTTCGCAAGCTGGACAGTGCGGCGTTCGACACGTTTTTGCACAGATACCTGCCGCTTGAACTCTTCCAGGTCTTTCGGGTCGCCGAGGTAATACGCCATCGGATGCACTTTCGGAAGACGCTTTGCGCTACATATAAAATCCCCCTTCATTGTGTAGACTTTAACTTCTGAAATATCAAAGAGACTGTACCTTATCATCACCTCCTCTCTGAGTCCGTAAAGGTTGTCATCATAATAATCCGCATTCATCAGACGTATGCCGTTGCGGTTTATAGTTGTCGTTTTTACCGCCATCATGAGGTCGTCGAGCTCGGCAGGATTTACTTTCCTTTGTCCGTTCTCGGCGTGTTGCCCTTCTTGGAATACTTCCCCGATGCTCTTGCCCCTCACATGTGGGCATTCCTGCGAACGGTGGAATTGAAGCCATTTGTCGATCATCTGTGTCGCTTCGGGGATAGTGGGGATATATTCCTTATGCATGGACCTGTGAAACTTTTCGTTCCTGAGCATCCAGGCCGGCTTATCTTCTATGGACGTGCCGGTGAAGCTTGGTAGAAGCCTTTCAAAGGTATCTGAAAACTCCTTAAACCAGCGTTCGATTATCTTTGCGCGGGCGTTGTATGGCTGCGCAAATACGGCTATAACGCCGAGACGCCCAAACAGACCGTAAAGGCCGGACTCCTCAAAGGATCCGGATGAAGTGAAAAATCTGGAGCGGAATGCCTTGCCGTTATCCTGATATGTGACCTTCGGAATTTTGCCGAGACAGAGGATCGAGTTCCTGAGCGCCGAGGCGATGCACTGTATATTTTCCTCGACCATTATTTCATAACCGGCCAGGTCATATGATTTCCAGTCAACGTAACCCACAATTGTTGCCCGGCAGGGTTTTCCGGTGAAGGGGTTGATGACCTGGAAGTTCAGCCGGTGACCGTCTGCTACCAGTACATCTCCCACTTCGAGAAGAGAAGGGTCACGCCTTATGAACGGCTCGACTTTGTCTTTAAGGGCTTTCTGTCCTTCGCGCATGAGCACCCAGCGGTCGTAATGCTGATTTTTGAATTTGTCTGCAAAGCGCCGGAAGGTCATACAGCTACGTTTAATTTCAATGCCCTTGTTTGCGAGAGCTGCCTCGGTAAGCCTGAACGCGGTGCCTATTTTGATCTTGCTTGGATGTAGCAGGAAGCGAAGGAATGTTGTGATTTCTTCTTGTGTGAGATATGTCTTATTTTCCCTGGAATAATATTGAGGTATAAGGGGCTTCCAATCGCCGGATCCGTTCAGGTCTGCCTTCCATCGGTACAGTGTATTGATTGAGATTGCCCCAAGTACTTTAAAAAGATGCGGATAGAGCTTGCCTGTATTGAAGCCTTGTATGAATTCGCTGTCGGCTTCTGTCGACCGAGCATACCTGCCCCTGAATTCATCCCACAGCCTGAGCAGATCAAACCTGGCAAGCGCTATCTTTTTTGCCTTCTCAGGGATAAAAGTAGAAGGCGGAGCAGGCATCTTGTCCGGGAGAACCTGCTCCGCAAGGGGTGTGACCGGAGCTGAAGGGGTAACGACAGCACCGGCTTGAGGGGATAAGTCAGTGATGATTTCTGCCTGAGTGCCCGGTTCGACCAGTTCTGATCTGTGTATCTGCCATGTCTTGCCGCCACGTCCCATACCATCGACCTGGCGCACGGCCCTGTATTTGCCACGCTGTAAAGCTTTTTTGACAGATAGATACGATTTACCTTTGGCTGCGGCGAAATCTTGGACAGTCAGCCACTCACTCATTTTATTGTTTACCTTCACGTCCCGGATGATAGCCGGTCAGTTTTTCGATCCTGTCAAAAACGGACGTAAGCATTTGATTTGCTGCCTGATACAAACCGCTGACCTTAGCTTTTAGCTCAGGGTTATCTACCAGCCGGTGGTCCTTCGAGTCGAGCAGCAGGTGCATATTGCTCTGTATCTCCGAAATGGCAAGGTTGATGCGCTCCACAGCCTCCCATGCCCAGCCCAGGCCCTGATGGCTGGGTATCCTGGCATTGAGATCTTCGACTGTTCTGCGGAGTGCCTTGTTTTCGGTGCCAGCCTTCTGTGCGGATTCTCTGGCTTCTTTATTCTCCTGAATAAGCTGTTTAATGAGATATTTGATTTCATCTTTGTCGGTAGTTTCGAGGTTAAGCACCTTGCCGTCTTTGATTTGCAGTCGCTGGTCTTCCGGCAGGTAGGCATATGTAAAAAGGTCTGTGCGGGTGAGGCCTATTTGTCCACAAAGTTGGACTTCTTCGGCTGATAATTTTCTGGCGATCTTCAGATTTTTAAAGGCCGTACTTCTCTTGATATTGTGCGCAGTAAAGTATTCGTCAATCGTTGAATATCCCATATTTTCAAGGGTTTCCCTGTCATCTACAATTGACTGAATGGCCTTCCATTCAAGGTATTCAGCCAGCATCCGTACTGCACCGAACGCCTGGGCATGCCCTGTTTTTAGTCCAGAATTGTGGACTTTTTGCATCTGGCCATTCGCCTTAATTGGTGAACGTTCGTTCTTCTTTTTCTGCATACCTCTCCTCCAGTGCGAGTTTCATTTTCATTATTTCTTTGTCCTTGCATGAATCGCAGTAGCTGTGCGATATGCCGGTGATACCCATACCATCCTTTGTGCGTAAGACTTTCCCGCATACGCAGCAAATAACTGTTATTGTTGTTTTATCCACGACGTATCCTCTCCAGCGTCTCCCGTATGAGAGATTCCTTTTTCTGAAGCTCGGCTTTTTGTTCCTCGATCCTTCCGAGCTCAAGGTGTAGGGCTTCGCGGCCCTCGATAAAATATCCTTCGCATAACTGGGCCATGTATCTGACGAGTGTCTTGTCTCCGGTTGCCATGCAAAACGATGCTGTGTAGACAAAAGGGAAACGGTGGTTTTCCTTACTTTCGGCCGACCAGGCGTCAATTTGGGATTTTGTTATTTCCACGCCGAGGATTTCTGACATCCTTGCGGCTACCTCGTATCTACTGAGAGGTGATCGCTTCAGGGAATCGCTTATGATGGCCCTCACGGTAGCATCAATGCTGGCTTTACCGTTAATTGACGGGCTTGCTGCCGCCTCGGCCTGCTTCCTGGAAAGTTCCTCTATGAGACTGAATATGTCGAGCTGCCTGATGTCTATTTTTTTCTTATTCATTTCCATAGACAAAGAAGACAAAAATTTTTATACTTATGTAAAAAAGAGGGCGCCGGCAGTTTCCGGGACCACCGACGCCCTGGGGTGAAAAATACTAACCAGCACTTTATCAACCTTTTTATGCACCTATGCAGCCCTCCTGCGGTTTTTGCCGTTTGCCGGCCAGAGATCAGTGGTCTGCATACCGAGCACATCGGCGATGGCTTTACGAGTAAACTCGCTTTTACGATGGCCGTACAGCACTTGGCTCGTCCATGTGCGCGATTTTTTGATGCAGCGCGCCAGCTTGGCCACATCCAGGTCATTAACCCAAAGCAAATTTTTAATCCTAATCACGTTTTTTTTGTTTTTTACCTTCATCATTAACAGGTGTTATTACATATTGAAGTCTATTCAACCACATTTTAAGGACTTTGTCAATATAAAAATTACATTATGAGGACTTTGGCAGAAATAATTCAGAATATAAAAGAGTTGAAAAAACTATCCAATGAGGCTGAAGTAGCTATTTTACTTGGTATAAAACCGAAAACCCTTTATACTGCAAAGAGCAGAAATAGTATACCTTATGAAGAATTGGCCTTATATTGTATGAAGGAGGGTATCTCGCTCGACCTGCTTTTGACCGGAACTGTTCCGGCTGAATCTGCTGCTTTATATAAAGGAATAGAGTTTATTTTTGTTCCCCAGGTTACCGGCGAGATAAGCGCTGGTGGTGGATTGATTGCAGACAATACGGTAGAGATGACCGTCGCTTTCAGGAAAAACTGGATCGAGAAGAAGGGCGTTCCGCATAAAATGGCCGTGACCAAGGTGCGCGGCGACAGCATGGAACCGACCCTGTTCCCCGGGGATATAGTTCTAATCGATCACAGCAAAAACTTTGTAGACCCCCACGGAGGAATTTATGCGATAGCGTTCGGTAATGAGATCATGGTCAAGAGAATTCAGGTGTTGTATCCATCGAATCGACTTAGGATAATTAGCGACAATCCCAGATACGAACCTGCTGAAATAGAACCAGACCAGGTCATTATCAACGGTAAGGTGATCTGGTTTGGGCGGGAGATAGATCGGTGAGAGTGATGTTGTGAACGGTATTAAATTTACAAGGAGGTAAGATGAAAGAATTCAGGGCCGCATTAAAAAAATATCTGCCAAAAATCAAAGAAGCTAAGGAAAAAGGGTTAAATGAGGCGGACACGAGAATGCGGGTGAGGCTTCTACTTTCGGAAATTTTAGGTTATGATATCCTCAATGAAATTACAGCTGAGCATTTAGTCCAATCTCACTACGTAGACCTTACAGTTAAATTCAAAGATAAGATTATATTTTTCGTTGAGGTAAAGTCCATAGATACAAACTTAAGGGAAACTCACGCTTATCAGGCCACAAATTATGCAGCGACTGGCGGGGTAAATTTATGTCTTTTGACAAACGGAATAGACTATAAGTTGTATTATCTTGCTTGGGATAAAGGTAAAGTTGAGAATACAATTATTTTTTCTTTTAATTTACTCGAGGATGATTTTAACGTGGTGTCAGAAAAGTTATTTTTATTATCTAAGGAAAGCTTTAAGCGGGGCTTGATCGTTAAATATATTGCCGAGATTACATCACTTGAAGATAAAAACCTTCTTCAGGCATTGCTTTCAAGGAGAGTCATTACCGCGATAAGGTTAGAGCTCAAACAAATCACTGGCCATACTATCAAAAATGAGGCCATTGAAAAATGCTTAAGCTCTTTATACACGAATGAATTATATGAAACAGTTAAAGCCTGTATAAGGAAAAGGGAAAAGAAAGACAAAAGGCCACCAAATATTTCGGCTGAACAGGATATAATCCCTAACACTCCTCCAGTTAAATTCCCAACGCCTATCGACGAGAGCAGAGAAAAAGGTGATATGTAA